CCCATGAAATGGAAGATGCGTGCGATAATCTCAGCGACGTGCTCGATCACAACCCCCGCCCGGAGTAGTGACCATGACTTTCTACGCACTGGTAGCATTGGGGTGGGTGACGCTGATGTTTATCGGCGCCGGCATCCACTTCCTGATCAAGGCAGGCACACCAAGGGGTGACGAGTCATGACTTGGTGGCTTGGACTCGCCGCGCTGTACGTAGCCATCTGCCTGGCAAGCGCGCTTTGGTATGATGCATTCTCGGGAGACGATTCGTGATTGAGGCAATCGCTGCCGACCTAGTCAAGCTTGGTCTTTTCATCGCCGTGATCTGCTACGGCTATCACGTCATTTTGTGGTGGCAGAAATGAGCGCCGCTGGAGCCTGGATGCTGATTTACCTTATGGCGTCGGGTGAAACTGGCCGCTTCCATTTCGATAGCGAGGAACATTGCATGGCGGCACAGCAGATGCTGCCGACCGTCGCCATGGAACGCGGCAAGCGGGTGCGTAGCGCGATCTGTATTTTCAAGGAAGAGCCGGGGGAGAGCGCGTGAGGATCGTCGGGATCGACGTCGGAAAGAAGCGCGATCCTTCCGCGCTCATGGCCATCGAAGGTGACTTTCTGGCGCCACGACGCAAGATCACCGCCGCTGATCGTCTGCCATTGGGTATGGACTATGTCTCTCAGACGGAAGCTATGGATCATTTTTGCGCTGGCTCTGATCTTGTGGTTGTCGATTGCACTGGCGTTGGCCAAGCTGTTGTTGACGGCCTGATCGACAGGAAGATTGAGGTTCCCATCTGGGGAATGAACATCACTGGCGGCAGGGGTACCCGAATCAATTGGGATCACAGAACAGTTTTCGTTCCCAAGAGAACCCTGATTGAACATACGGCCGTCGCGATCGAAAAAGGCATTCTTGGCCATGACGTCAAGGAGGTTCAACACAAACGGACGCTTGATGTTCTCTGGGATGAGCTGAGGCATTTCGAGCGCCGCGGTCAAAGCATAGAGGCCGCGCTCGGCAGGCATGATGATCTGGTGATCGCCCTGGCTCTGGCCATGTTCGGGTTCATCATCAAACGCATGGAGAGGGATAGGGCGGCGTGATGTCGTATTATGAGCCATGGATGATCAGGCATATGCGTGAGCTGCTTGAACTCCTACGCGATCTGGGTACGGCCAATGTCCTGATAACAACAGCTCTTGGAACCATCATCTCGCTTCTGCTTTCGATCCTGGTGCTGCTGGCGATAAGGTTATGATGCCCTGGCACGCATCACCAGTTTTGCGGCCTCTTCCGGCCGAAGGCGTTTATTTCCATCGGCGCCAGTTCAAGACGTTTAATCACGTGCCCCATCCATCCAAGACCATGGCCTACGGCGCCAGCTGGTTCTCCATGGACGATGACAAGGGCGCTCAACCCTGCTGCCACGTCGTCTCTGAGATGGATAAGGACAGGCGTCTGTACATCGTTGAATGCCACCACGCGTGGTTACCACTGCAGGAGGCGATCTCATGGCAATTCAAGATCCATGGAGCAATTCATCGAACGACCGTAGAAGCCACCTCATATCCGAAGAAAGCGGACATCTACGGGGTGAGGGTATGGTTCTGCAGCCAGGACCAGTTTGGGGGCGGGATAGACGAGATGGTGCATCAGGAGGAGCAGAGGCGCCGCGTTGCATCCCCGAGTCAGAACCATGCGATACCGCTAGCGAGTTTGCCGAACGCATTCGATCTCACTTCCGCGAGTCGCGTCTTGCAGAGCGAGATCATAGCGGGCCGGATCTTGATGCCTGTGTCCGATCCATGGGTGAACGACTTCTTGGAAGAAGCCTGTCAGTGGCCGGCGGTGAGGACGGACGCTCGTATCAAAGCGATGTGCGTATTGATGAGCGCTTTGCCCAACATGACACCGCCAGCGCCGTCCGAAGTTGGCGAGCATGGGCGTGGATCGCCGTGGGCTGCGTAGCCGGCTTGTCGCTTGGCATTGCAATCATGAGCGTTGCAGTGATGCTGGAAGACCGTCGCCAAACTGCTCAACAGGACGTGGCCTTGCAAGCGATGCTCGATCGCATGGAGCAGCAGGGATACCAAGCATGCGTGGCCGATGTGTTCGGGCCGGCGCTGAAATAGGAGGGGATCATGGCAAAGCGTGAGCTTGAGGTATTGGTGGACTTTTTGAAGGACATTGAGTTAGCGGCAAGCGCTGCAAAAGACGAACTTAGGGTTTTGATGAACAGTACCCCAGATCCCGATCCGGAACCGGAACCAGATCCAGAACCCGATCCCAAGCCTACCGACTTCAAGACCTTCCACATCATCGACCATCGCGGGCAGCCTGACCTCCGCCAGTTCGGTCTAGAACCGCTGAAGATCTGGTATGAGGGCGCGTTCTTCGACAACAAAGACCGTGATGCTGATGTGAATGTGAGCAAGGTTCGATCGGCGGCGCGCGGTGCTCCATTGATCTCATGCCCAGATATCGAGCGTTGGGCGGACAAGAATACGTGGCAGGTCTCTAAGACGAATATTGAGCGTTATGTCGACTTCTGCATAGGCTATGGTGCTAATCTTCCATCTCCAGACCACAAGTTCGGTCTTTACAGCATATTGCCTGTAAGGAACTACTTCGATGCTGTTGGCGATAAAGGGCCATCCGGCTTCGCAAAATGGCAGCGTTGGAATGATGAGGTAAAGCCTATTGCCCTGCACGTCGATATGCTGTTTCCCTCGCTCTACACGTTTTCGAGCGTGTTTGAGGGTAGCGCCAGTCGCGGGCATGATTGGGAAAGATATGCATCTGCGAATATCGCAGAGGCACGCCGTATCGCTCCTGGCAAGCCGGTCTATCCCTTCCTTTGGCCGTGGTACCACCCAAGTGCCAACACACCAATTGAACCTAGCTTCTGGCGGACTCAGTTAGAATTGTGTCGCGAGCAGGCCGATGGCTTCGTGATCTGGGACGACCTCACCAAGACCAAGACCGATTGGGGTTCGTTGCCGCCATGGTGGGATGAGACAGTCGATTTTATGAGGGGACTGTGATGGAAGATGCGCGTTGCGGCAACTGTCGGTTCTTAAGATATCGCGTGATTGATTCTGGAGCAGGTAGGGGACGTTATGAATGTCGACGCTTTGCCCCTAAGGTTGATCGAGGATGGCCAATTATCCAACCTTCAGATTGGTGTGGACAGCATGAAAGAGAATCTGACCATGATCCAGACCAAGGATAGGCTCATCGAAGCAGCTGGCATGCTGCTCGATCCCCACGTCATCGTGGACACGAGAGCGGGTAGCAAATCGGCTCGATGGTATCTGATTGACGGTGCCGTTTTGATGCCGCTTGACGACTATCCCGAACTGCCGCGCGCACTCTTCAACGGGCTCCGAGATCAGGGCATCCTTTACGAACCTAAGGATGGTCCGTTAAGAATAGCGGACTTCAGGTCTTTTCAAGTCAAAGTAGGAGGGAAGGTAGATGCCGAGGGCCAAGAAAGAACGCTTTGAGGTTTGGGGCTTGGTTGACGAGGGTTGGGCGCTTGCTCAGACCTTTGCAAGTCTTGATGAAGCCGATAGTTACATCAAGGGTTCATTGCGTGGCGCCGAAGGGGTCAGGAAAGGCCGGATCGTCGACACCAATGGTGAGTTGGCCCAGCGAGAATACAATTGCCAGGTGGCGTCATGATAGCCTTCCAAGCGATCCTGGGGTAACAGTTGGACTCCGCAAGCTCCTTGAAGCCAAGGATTGCTTTGTTAGAGCAGCTGTGAGGGCCGCTAAGAATGGCGACGCCGAACGTTAAGCCCGAAGAGATCTTCGGATATCCGGAGCCTAAGCTTCCCGATCCTGCTGCGCTTCAACAGCTGCAGCACATGAACCCGGACTACAACCGCGAGCCGGTTTACCAGAGCCCGGATGATGAGCTCTTTCATCAGCTCAAGATGTGGTGCGAGGAGGGTCGGGACCGTACGCAAAAATGGCGTGAAGAGGCGGAAGAGGCATTCGATCTCGTGGCCGGCTGGCAATGGTCGGCTGATGACATGCAGGTGCTCGCCGAAGACAACAGGCCTACCGTTACCTTCAACAGGATCGGCCGCAACATCGATCTCATCAATGGAATGGAGGTCCAGGGCCGGGAGGAGGTGGCTTACCTTCCCAGGGAAGAGGGCGACAGCGGCGTTGCTGAGGTGCTTACCGCCGGCGTCCAATACATCACCGATGAGACCGACGCGGCCGATGAGAAGTCCGACGCTTTCCGCGATCTAGTCGTCTGCGGGATGGGTTGGACCAACACAATCATGGATTACCGGGATTTCGAAGAGGGCATGCCCGTCGAAACCCGGATAGATCCCCTAACGATGTATTGGGACCCGCATGCGATCAGACGTAATCTTCGCGATTCCAAGTGGAGAGCTCGGGCTAAGATTATGCCGATGGTTGAAGCCCAAAGGATGTTCCCGAACATCGATCCCGCAATGCTTAATGCCGCATGGATGGGTATCTCTGACGACCCGTCGCAGCCTTCGGAGCCTGACAGGCAATCCTATAACTACGAGGACAGTCCTACGATCGGCCGTCCGCCGCTCCTCGATCGTGTCACGATCATCGAAATCCAATGGTGGGAGGAGCACGAATATGCCATCGTAGAGGACAAGTTCACCGCTCAGCGTGTCGAGATGCCGATGGAGCGGGCCAGGATGGCGATGGATGCCGCTCCAGGCCGCTATGAGTCCGTGGTGGTCCCGCGAAAAGTGTTCTTCCGCGGCTTCATGGGTGGACGCCTTCTGAGCAAGCAGAAGCTCGACAAGGTCAAGGACTTTACCTTTCAGCCGATGACCGGCAAGCGCGATCGCAAGTCAGGCTGGTATGGCATGGTTCGGGCGATGGCTGATCCGCAGAGGTGGGCTAACAAATGGCTCGCCCAGACCATGCACATTCTGAACACTGGCGCCAAGAATACGGTCCTTTTCGAGACGGGGGCGGTGGCCGATGGACGCTCCGCACAAAGGTCCTGGACTAAGCCAGGAGCTTGGGTAGAGGCCTCTAGAGGGGCCATATCAAACAATCAAATCGAGGTTGTGCCGCCGACGCCGTTACCTCCGGAGCTTTCCAACCTCATGGGCTTTGCTATGCAGTCCATCCAGGATTGCGTCGGTGTCAATCAAGAGCAGCTCGGGATGACTGGTGGCACTGATGCCAATCGGGCTGCTCTGCTTGAACATGAGCGCCGCAAGGCCGGCATCACCCTCATGGCGCATTTCTTCGACAGCAAGCGTCTGTTCGTAAAGCGCCAAGGCCGTCTGACACTTGGCTATATGGTCAACTTCATGAACGATGGGCGCATGCTGCGCATCACCAATGAAGGCCAGCACAAATACGTTCAACTCTTGGTCCAGAACCCCGGCGCCATTCGCTACGACATCATCGTGGACCAGAGCCCGGATGCTCCAAACCAGGTCGACAAGACGTGGGCCACCCTAATCCCGATGATCCCGATGCTGGAGCGACTGCAGCCGCCGCCTGAAATCTGGGCGCAGGTCATCCGTTATTCGCCGCTGCCATCGGTGATGAAAGATCGTATGGCCGAAATCATCGAGCAGAGCGGACAAGAGGGCGAGGAAGATCCGGAAGCCGCTGCCAAGGCGAGCAAGGCTCAAGCCGATGCTCAGAAGGCGATGGCCGAAGCGGAGCTCAAAAAGGCTCAGATCCCAGAGACGTTCTCGAAGACCGAGCTGAATCAGGCCAAAGCCGCTCAGATCGGCATGGAAACAGAGATGGATGCTTTGGAAGGCATGCGCGAGACCGTAGCGATCGATGATGCGCGCGAACTTGGAAGGCTAACGGCTCATGAGAATGCTTGAACGCATAAGGCGCTTTTTCGATCTTTCCAAAAGAGAAGGCCGAGGTTTCCGGCGTAGATCAATGGGACTGGCGACACTCGGCGTAGTTCTTGTTGCTGTAATCTGGCTCTTGTTTTTGTTGGCCGATTACGCAGATCAGATGGCAATATCACACTAGGAGGCGATCATGACGGTCGAACAGCAATCCCAGCAGACTCCATCAGCACCGGCTGTCCAGGCCGATGAGGCTCCCAAGATCCCTGGCTTCCCAGAAGCACCGAAGATGCCAGAGCATCTTGCTGGGCTATCCGACGTTCAATATGATCCTAGTCGGGACCCACGGCGGCTCGCTGATCTTCCTACCGTCAGTGAACAGTCAGGGCAGGCAGTCCCACAGGCACCGGTGCAAGATGGATCGCCTCCTGATGCGCCGGTGCCATCTCATCGTCTCCGTGAAGAGCGTGAGAAGCGCGAAGATGCTGAGAAGCGTTATCAGGAGCTTCAGCAACAGCAGCAGCGCATCCAGGACCGCTTCCAGATCCTGCAGGAGCAGATCCAGGCCGGTCAGCGCCAGCAGCTCGAAGCCGTCAATGACAAGCCGCTTCCTAATCCTGATGAGGATCTACAGGCCTATGTCCTGGCTGTTCAGGAGCGGTATGAGGAGCGCGACCGCAAGCGCGATGAGGAGCTAGGCCAGCTTCGCCAGCGTGATGAGCACAGTCAACTGGTTCAAGGCGTCTATAATCGGGCTCGCGCTGATGAGGCCGCATTCATGACGCAAGCGCCGGATTTCAAGCAGGCCTATAGCTGGTACCGCAATCAGCAGCTTGCTGAGCTTACCAGCATGGGTGTTGATCCCGCTTTGGCGGCTCAAGAGATCGACAACAAGGAACTCCAGATCACCGCCTATGCCCAGCAGAACGGCAAGAACTCTGCAGAGTCGTTCTATCGGGCTGCAGTGGCACGTGGCTGGCAGCCGCCGCAACAGCGGACACAACAGGCTGTGGATCAAACTTATCAGCAGATGCAGTCACCGGCCGACGTCACCCCGATTGCCCAGCATCCCGGCTATGCCACCAATCAGCAGCAACCGATCCAGCCGCAGGCAGCGCCGCAACAGCAGTACCAGCCTCATGGCCAGAGCCTGCAGAACATGCACCAGGGTATGCTTCATTCCCGTTCCTTGGATGAGGCGCCTCCGTCCCAGACGGGCGTTCCCCTTGATCTGGAGCGCATCGCCAACATGAGTGATGCTGAGTTCATGGCGGTGGCTGATCGGGTCCCGGCAATGATGCGGTCACAGATGGGATGACTGGTCGATCATTCGAGGACGCTCAGCGTCAGTTCCAGTCGTCACTTGGCAAGGTCAAGGAGATGACCAAGGAGCAGCTGCAGGCTGCCGGCTTTGCTCCTCAGCCAACGACTGATCCCAATGCTGGATTGCCCCGGTATGAGGACTTGGTTGGACAGCAGGCGCAACCAGAGCCGACAGCGCCGGCAATGCTTGAGGCACATGATCATCCGATCGCTGAACATGTTCGAAATCCCTATGCTCAGCCGGCCGAACCAGCCAATGACGCCGCTTCCCTCGTTCCCATGCTGATCCAGCAGGTACAGTTGCTCATGCAGGAGAACGCCAAGCTTCGCGAGCAGTTGATGCAGATGATGCAGGGCGGCCAAATGATGGCACCTCAGCAGCAACAGCGTCAGATACCGCGCGCATCCCAGATGAGCGAGGAACAGCGCTGGAATGCGATGACCGGTGGTGACGGTTTGCTCGGGTGATCAGGCGCGCTATACACATAGCGTGGATAGCGCGTATCAAAAGGATAGATCAAATGTTCATGCCCACCATCACACCACGTCAACTGACCACTTTCACGGCGCTCATGCTGTCCGGCCTCATCCTCATGAAGTGTTGCGGCTGACGCCGCCTTCGGTATACTGATTTCGTTCTTGTCTTGTTGCTTTCCTCGGTGCCGGCCCCAGCTCTCCCTGATGTGGGGCCGGTATTGAGGTTTAAGTACTCGATAATTTGACAAATCCCCAGAACATGATGCATAGCTAGAGATCGCTGGTATCGAGCGATATCGATGCACTTCGTTGGTAGCGAACGAAATCGCTGCACTCGCTGGCATCCGGGCGACACCGGGGCAATCGTTGGGCGGTGAACGAGATCACCGCGCAGTCGCAATTGCTTTGGGAAAACCGCGATGTCTGTGCGCGTCTACGGGATTAATGATCCCCTCACAAACAAGCTCTATTCGAAGCGCCTAGCCGTTGAGGCGATTACCGGCACCTATGTGCAGAAGTTCATGGGAACGTCGCCGTTTTCGCTGGTACAGGTGCGTAACGAGACGATGAAGGCCGCGGGTGACCGCATCACCATTGGCCTGCGTCTGAAGCTTTCTGGCGGCGGTGTCGTCGGCGGCAACACCCTGGAAGGCAACGAAGAGGCGTTTGCCACCCAGGACGACTCGATCATCATCGACAAGCTTCGCCATGCTGCCAGGGTCAAAGGGCAGGACAGCATCTCGCAACAGCGGGTGCCGTTCGATCTCCGAGAAGAGGCGCTTGACGACCTTGCTCAATGGTGGGCCGATCGTACCGATTTCTGGTTCTCCAATCAGATCACCGGCAACACGGCGGATGGTGACGACAGCTTTGGTTCCGATATCCGCTACACCGGTCTCCAGGCCACGGTGGCGCCAGATGCGGCTCATGCGCTGCGTTTCGCTGCTGATGTCGACGATTCCGATATCGCGATCGATCAGACGACGCGTCTACAGCTGAGTCACATCGATAGCGCCGTCGAAGTTGCCAAGACCACTACCCCGCTCATTCGGCCGATCCGCTACAACGGCCGTGATTACTACGTGTTCTTCATGCACACGGTGCAGGCGACCGATCTTCGTCAGGACGCGCAGACTGCGGGTAACTGGTTCGACATCCAGTCGAAGGCGATGCAGGGTGGCGAGATCTCCGGCAACCCGATCTTCACCGGTGCGCTTGGCGTCTACAATCAGTGCATCCTGCATGAGTGGGAACGCTTACCGCCTGGCTCAGTGGGAACCACGGTTGTCGCCAGCACGCGGCGTGCGGTTCTCTGCGGTGCTCAAGCGGCGTGGGCGGCCTTCGGCCAAGGCTTCGGTCCCGGTCGATACAGCTGGGTTGAAAAGCTCTTCGACTACGATGAGGAGCTCGGTGTCTCTGCGGGTTGCATCGGTGGTCTTAAGGCCTCCCGGTTCAACAGTGCCGACTATGCCAAGATCGTTGTGGCAACGTCCGCGATCTCCAACTCCACGCTCGCCGTGGCTTCGCCCTAAGGAGGGAATGAAAAATGGCTGATGTTGCACTTCCTTCCAATGCCGTAGCGAAACGTGCTGTTCAAGGCGCCGTCATTGCTGGACGTCGTCTCGGCGGCACAGCTTCGGGGAGTATCGTTACGACAGCGGGGCAATCTGCTGCTGTGCTTGAGCTTCCCGTCGGTTCGGTGGTTCAAGGAATTGTTGTCGAGTCGTCTTTGGCTTTGGCAGCCTTCACGATTGGCATTGAGGGCGCAAATATCACGGATGATCCTGATTTCTTCCGTGTCTCTGGAGCCCTTACCGCCAATACCAGAACGGAGGCGACGCTACAGTTGCCCTATGAAGTTCTGACCGAAGGTGAAGCTATCACCATCGATAGCTCTGCAGCGATCACGACGGCATCGTCCGGCATGGTATTGGTTACCTACACGCAAGACGCCTTTGTGGTCTGATGAACCCTAGGCTCTATGCTCTGCAGTGCGCGGCATTCGCTGATGCTGAAAGGCGTCGGGTTGCCGCGCACGTAGAGGCCAAGGCCAGGCAAGCTCGTGAGCTTCGGTCTGAACGTGCCAAGCGCGGATGGGAAAAACGAAAAGGGCTGATTGATGGCGACCTTCCTGGAGCTTCAGAACAAGATCGCCCTGGACCTTAGCGTTAGCGTCAACAATCTGCTTAGCGATGAGATCAAAGACGCTATCAACGATGCGATAAGCCACTACGAAACCAATCGTTTCGAATTCAACGAAGATCGCACCACCTTTCCAACAGTCGCTTTGCAGGCCGAATATCCTAAAGATCCGACGAATTGGCCGAACGTTCTTATTATCGATCAGGTGCAATATCTGTTCGCCGGCCATCTCTATCAACTCGTTCGGCAGTCTTATGAATGGTATGTCGAGGCCGTGGTCAACCAGACCGCACAGACGGGGCCGAGCAACCATTATGCAATCTACGAAGAGACGATGTTTCTCTATCCCAAGCCGGACGTGGCGACGACCGTCACGATCTCGGGGATTCATCGCCTGACGCCATCGCCTTTGGTGAATGACAGCGACACCAATGATTGGCTGATAGGCAATGCCCTGCAGATGATCCGGGCTCGCGCCAAGGCCGATATCCTCGTCAATCGACAGAACAACCTACAGCTTGCCGAAGCGCAACAGACGGTTGCCGAGAACTATTTCACCGAGCTTCGCTCTGACGCCGATCGTTTGCAGATGGCGGACACCGTCAAGCCACGCGCCTACTTCTAGGAGGGGTCATGCCCAGAGCGGTTCAAAGCCCTCCCCAAATACAATCGGCCTTCATCCCCATCGGTAACTGGAAACCGGATGTTCCGACGCCGTTGAATGACGGCATGCCTGATAGTCTCAATCTGGTGCCGCGGGCCAATGGGTTTTATGGGCCGGAACGGGCGCTTGAGACAGTGGGGTCAACCCAGTCCACGACACCATTCGGCGCGGCGCTCAAGGTGCATGGTGATCTCCATTCCCGCCCACCGGTGCCTGGTGGCGATCCGCAGTATTACGTAGGTACCTTTGCGGTGGCTTCGGGCGCATCCCGCATTGTCCAGCGCGAAGAACAGGGGGCTTGGACCGATGTAAGTCGAGTGGGTGGCTATGATTGTATCTCAAGCTCACCATGGCGCTTCGCCAACTTCGGCCAAAAGGTGCTCGCTACCAACAGGCGCAATCCAATCCAGATCGCCGATGGTGGCGATGGTGATATCTTTAGGGATGTTTCCGCTGATATCAGGGCGGCTGACATCGCCACGATTCGCGGCTTCGCTGTTGGCGTCAACATCATCGACAACACCTATGGTGAGGGTGTTCAGCCATTTCGTGTTTGGTGGTCGGCCATCGCCGATGCCGAGACATGGCCAGATCCACTCAGCGATGCCGCGCTCAATGTGCAAAGCGGATTCCAGGACTTGCTTGGTGGTGGGCGTCTGCGCCGCATCATCCCCGGCATTGGTGGTGCTGACGCCATCATCGTCTCGGATCGCAAGATGTGGCGCATGCGTTTCACCGGGCCGCCAACCATCTTCGCATTTGATGAGGTTGAGACCGATCAGGGCTCAACGATGGACGGCTCGATTGCGCCGTTCAACGAAGGGTTTTTCTACTTCGGGCACAGCAAGTTCTATTTTTTCGATGGTGCCAATAGCACGCCGATCGGTGTGGGCGAGACGGATCAGTTTTTTCTTGATGACATCGACTTCTCATCGACTTTTGGTGGGCAAAATGCGGTGTCGGCGGCCATCGACAGCGAACGCAAGAACCTGGTGGTGTCCTACCGCTCAAGAGCTGCCACGACCGACGCCAATGATCGCATCCTTCGCTATAGCTGGATCACAAACGCGTGGTCACGAAGCGCTATTGCCGCAGACGCCGTTGGTCATGTCGACAGCTTTGCCAGCAGGACGGACAGCCCGCGCATGGTCATGACAGGGCAGACGTTCCAGATTGAAACGCCAACCGGCGCCACCCTTGAGGCCATCATCGAAGGACGTGAGATCACCCACGACACTGGAGCTTATTACCAGGTGCACGGCGTCCTTCCTTATGTGGATGCACCCTCGATCTTTGGCAGCATTCGTTTCAGGGATAGTCAAGCAAACGCCCTTGTCGACAGCGGGGAATTTGAGCTCCAGCTCGACGGGTTCTTTAGGTTCCTGCCGAACGTCATTACCGGAAGGTTCTACCGGTGCCGCATGCGCATCCCGGCCGGCACCGAATGGACGGCCATCACTGGGTTGCTATATGAGTACCTCGAGCACTCAACGGGAACCAGGAGAACCTAGCTAATGCCGGCGCCAGTAGAGTTTTCATCCGCCGATCCTTTCTTTCCCAAGACAGAGGAGGGCCAGGACAGGCACCTTAGGCAACTCGCGAACGCCGTGCGCGGCCTCATGGATGGCAAGACCAATGCCGCCTTTGATTTTTCCCTGGACACCGGCACCGCGACCACGACAACCGTCACTTATAACCGCGTGCGCAACACCTCACGTGTTATCCTGACACCGGTGGATGATGTCGCCGCTACTCACCTTCATGCTGGAACGGTGCGTGTCCCATCTGCTGACATAAGCGATGGATCGTTCATCGTGACACATCTACCCTATCCGGACGCTCGGAACTTCCGCGCTTCGGTTCTGTCATGAAATTTGAATATTTTTTGCACGTTTTGCAGATGTGTTAGGTGATCCAGCATGGCCTTCATCCCAACTCGCCTTCACCCTGTATCGCGCAATCCCGTGTCAGGCGCCGTGCTTTGGCTCTACACGTCGGAAGATGATACGGTCGACACGATCATCCAGGATGCCTATTTCACGGCTCAAGGCACCGGGATATCCGTGGGTGACGGCATTGTGGTTATCGGTTCCGATTCCATCAGCTCTTTGCGCGTGCTCGCGGTGGATGGTGGCACTGGCGATGTCTCGACGATCGGCGGCAGCGTCACGCTGGAAAGCATCATCCTTGATCCCATCAACAATCCCATCCTGCCCGATATCGGCGGCACCGTTCAGCCGGTGAACCTGCTGCAAGAGCTTGAGCGCATCCACCAGAGGATCAATACCAAGATCCAGAGTGGGCAAAGCATTGGTGACGGAACAGATGTGTTTGTGGGAGGCGGCGTCACCGGCCCTGGCAAGACGGTAAATTTTCGTCGTCTTGAGGCTGGAACCGGAATCGATATCCAGGTCATTGATGACACCATCGTAATCACCAACACCGGTGGTGGCGGCACTCCGCCTCCGACCGATGAATTCGGCGGGTCATTGGCAACTGGCACCGGGCTTGATGGCGGCTTTGATACGCGTGGCGAATTTCCTGAAGCGAGATATGGGGGTGCCTTTGCTCCTTGGGCAATTAGAGCCGCTTCGATTGCGACGGCGGGGAATAGCAATGCCCTCCTCAATGAGGTGTTCAACATTGTTCCTGGACGGTTCAATCTGAACATCAACAAGTTTACGCCGGCTGTTTACGATTCGACGCTGGCCAATACCACGGTTCAATTCACCAGGACATCCACCAATTTCGGCGGCAATCTCAACACTGGCGCCACGATTCCATGGAACTTCAATCTATTCGAAACACCGCGCGATTTTGATCCAACTGACGGTGATAGCTACACGATACTCGTCGATAGAAATAACGGCCGGTGCTTCGAATTCTTTCAGTCCGACATTGTCAATGGCAGGCTGAATGCAGGACGTGGTGAAATTATCCAGAATGGCTTAGGCGCGGGTGCGAGCGGCGATCCAGCCAATATCTTCACCAAGCAGAACGGATCACAGAATTCGCGTGCTTGCGGTATTCATCATGCAACAACGATCGCTCTGCGCTCGGAAGTCGATACCGGGCGCATCCCGCATTGCATACCAATCAATTACCCGAACCCAAGTCAATTCGAGTTTGAGGCGCCGGCAACCAAGGGCGCTGGCGGTACGGGCGGCGCTCCTGGACGTGGTTTCATGGGTCTTCGGATCGTCTGGGATGGGCTAACTGATAACGACATCGACAGTTGGTTGCTGACAAGGCCCGCAGCCACCAGGCCAACACTTCGTATCATCGCCAATTGCCTTCGTGAGTTTGGTGGAATTGCCGCTGACAATGCAGGCAATGCCGCTAATGGACGCGGGGCAACGCAGCTTGAACATACTCTTACCGGCAAATGGGAAGAGCTTGGCGTTACGCGGGATAATTCCCTAACTGCTCTGCATTCCCTGCTTGAGCCCAACCAGGGAAAGGCACGTGCTCTAGCAGTGCCAAATCGCTCTAGTCTCGGCGCCGTCGCCTGCTATCCAGGCGTTCCCTACCCGCAAGGCCACCCCTGCAACCCCTAGCGCATGGATGCACAGGCTTTCGCTTGAAGATTTGCCCTGCTGTGCATTTATGCTAAGCATGATCCTGACATGCATGTTCCACGTGAAACAGGAGGCAGAGATGCCTAGCGAACAGGGCGATAGCGGTTACACCCCGAAGAGCAACAGCAAAGAAGGCGCTTACAAGTATTCCGCGCGGCGCAAGGATGGTGCCGAAACTGCTCATGTTCAAAGCTGGAATGGCTATCGTTCCGATCCGGAGCGAGACGGTTCCATCAAGGGCGGTCGCGGCATGAAGAAATCCGGCAGCGGTTCGGATTACTGAGATTGACGGGTGCTCACGTCAATGGTGCCAGTGAAAACGCGGAGTCCTTAGAACCGCCTTATGCGGATGACGCATCTTCGGGCTCCGCGGGCATCGCGATAGCACCAGTTCTCCCTCAAGGTCTTGGCGATGTATGGCCTAAGGTCAAGCGCATGGTCCACGAGTCCGTGCGTTGGTCGCCGTTCACGCGCCGTCTGGCGACCATCAACGATGTCGAGCGCGGCCTCTATGAGGGCGACTACACGCTTTGGATCGTATTTCGTGATGGCGCTGTCATCGGTGCTGTACTGACATCATTCACCTGCGAGCCTCAGTGCAAGGTGCTCGATATCTCCTACGGTGCCGGCGAAGACGTCAAAGAATGGGCTCATGATCTATACGAGTTGATGGATGATCTCGCGATTGAGCATGACTGCCGTTTCATCCGCATCGAGGGCCGGGCGGGATGGGGTGACGTTCTCGGTGATCTCGGCTTCAAAGAGGCCTACAGGGCTTTCATGATCGAGGTGTGACGTGGGCAAGAGCAAGAAGCAGAAGACAACGACGACTGTCAGCCCTCCTGAAGAGTTCAGAGGTGCTTTCGGTGCTCTTGGCGATATCAGCGAAAGTCTCATTGGTGATGTCGTTTCTAAACCGCGTCAAATTCCAGGCTTCACCGGAGCTCAGCAAAAAGCTCTTAGTCTCACCCAGGGCCTGTCCGGTTCCGATCCAGCTCTTGGCCAAGCGGCCGGTCTCTTCCGTAACAATCCCGGTGTTGGCCTCCTTAAGGGCATTGATATAGGTCAACAGCGCCGGCAAGCTATAAACCCACTGCAGCAGTTCTCACCAGATGCGCTACGAGGCGTCACCTTTGGCGCGCTCAAGGGCTTTGATAGTGGCGCGCTCAAGGGACTTGATTTCAATCAACTGAAACAGACGGCCGGCGGTGAATTTCTCGACGTTGCCAACCAGCCGTTTTTGGCACAGGCGTTGGAAGATGCGCAGCGAAGAACGACAGAGCGATTCACTCAAGACGTACAGCCTGCCCTTGCAGCTCAGTTCGGAGGCGGCTTTGGCCTTACAGGCAGCGCTTCGATCCGCGCCCAAACACGAGCGGCCGAAGATCTTTCTAGAGCTTTGTCAGAGCAAGCCACGTCCACCTTTGCCGATCAGTACACCAGAGAGCGAGGCCTCCAGGAGCAAGCCAGGGGCCTTTTCTCGCAGCTCCAGCTAAACCGTGCAGGCCAGATCGATCAAAACGCTTTGTCACGTGCGCAAAACTTAGGTCAGTTGCAGCTTGGGCGCGCCGGGCAAGTCGATGAACTTGGCTTGAGCCGTGCCTCTCAGCTTGGACAATTGGGGCTTGGTTTTACACAAGCCGATATCAGTCGAGGTGCAAACGTCGGCCAATTGCAGAATCAGGCAGCGGCCGGTCTTGCCGGTGTAGGAGGTCAGCGTCGCGCTCAGCAGGCGCAGCGTATCGGCCTTCTTGGCAGTATCGGCGAGCAGCAGAGAGCACTACAGGAACGCCAGCTCAACCCGATAGATGACACCATCTCTCGCTTGCAGGGGATTGGCGGGATAATTGGTCTTGGGTCTCCATTCAACACGACGCAAGCCAGCGCCGGTGGTGGTGGCGGTGGTGGCTTGACCGGGGCGCTTGGTGGGGCTCTTAGCGGTGGCGCACTAGGTTCGCAGTTTGGTCCCCTTGGCATCGGTATAGGCGCCATTGGCGGCGGGATTTTGGGAGCGTTTTGATGCCTCTTTTCGGTGGTGGCGGTGGTGGTGGTCCAGCGGGTCTGGGAATGTTCGCTCAACAACCACAGCCTGAGGGCGGCGGCTTTCTGGAGCAGTTCGAGCAGAACATGCAAAACCCTTATGTTGCCGCAGCCCTCGGTGCTGGCGGCGCTTTGCTCGGAGCCAACGATTCTGGCGCCAGCTTGGGACAAGCTTTACGCCAAGGACTGATGGGTGGCGCCGGCAGCCTCTACGGGGCATCCCGAGCACGTCAGAAGCGTCTGGAGGAAGAGGAGCGCTCGAAGATCATGCGCGATCTTATTGAGCGGTATGCCGGTCTCGCCAATAGAGCGCCAGCGCAACAAGCACAGCAGGTGCCGGCCGTGCCGCAGCCTCAAGGTCCGATGTTCGGGGCACAGCAGCAAGGCGGTCAGTTCCCGATGGGAGGCCTGTACTGATGCCCCTCTTCGGCTCCGATAGTGACATGATGCGTGCTGGCATGGCGCCGGGGATGCAGCAAGGCGCACCTGCACAGGGCGCACCTACGGATGGACCGCAGGCGGGGCCAGCTCCGGGGCCACAGGCGGTTCCGCCGGGGACGAACGTGCAGCCGGGGCCAACGGAAATGGCACTCGCGAACCAGGTTCATAGACTCCAGCAGATGGTTTTGCAGCTTCAGGCCGAACTAATGAATTTCCGAAATGGCCGACAAATGATGACGTTTGATTTTCATCGCGATAATGATGGCAGGCTTGTAGGCATGAGTGCAAATGAGGCCGTGAAGTGATGCAGTGTGAAGCAAGGATTGAGACGATCCAATACGTGCCAGGCACCATCCGAGATCTGCCAGAACGCATCTGTGACAAGATCGATATCGGAGATCCAGATGAATGCTGGGAATGGACGGCGGCCCTGAACAATAAGGGCTATCCCATGATCAACTATGAAGGAAAGGTGCAGCTAGCCACTCGCTTGATCTACCGGACAGTTAATGGACCGCTGGAAAGCGAAGAGTGCATCCTGCATTTTTGCGATGAGCCGGCATGCTGCAATCCTCGTCATTTGCAGAAGGGTAGTCAGCTAGACAATATCGAAGACTGCGTTTCAAAAGGACGGAATGCTCGCGGACAGAAACATAACTTCGCGAAGCTAACCGAGGCTGATGTGTTGGCGATCCGCGCCGATCCTCGGAACCACAACCAAACGGCCAAAGCCTATGGTATTTCACGTGAAACCGTGAGAAACATTCGGCAGAGGCGCACTTGGCAACATCTACCCGCTACTACGTAAGGTAGAAACTGGAGGAAGAACAATCGCGGATGGTGTATTCAATATTGCCAAGGGCAGAGTCAACGAATACATGATACGGGTCAATAACAATGATCCGGCTAATGCGGCTCTTGTGATCACCTTGCTTCAGGCAAACGTGGCCGATGCAACCCTTGTCGATTTCGACGATCTGTCGGCTCTTCTGGCCGATGCCGGCAACACCGAGGCGACGTTCACGAACTTCGCCCGGATCGTCTTGACCGATACCGATGTGACCGATCCGACGGTGGACGATACCAACGATCGTCAGGATGCAGACATCCCGGATCAGACGTTCACCAGCGCTGGAGGGGCCGTCAACAACACCCTCACCAAGCTCTTGGTCTGCTATGATTCGGATTCGACGGGCGGCACTGATGCGAACATCATTCCGATGACGCATCACGATTTCGCCATCACGACGGACGGTTCCGACATCGTTGCTCAGATCAACGCAGCAGGATTTTTCCGCGCAGCCTAACCGTTGCGCCTTCATAGGGGCGCGGATTCATGGCTGTTTCGCTTCTTGACGCCTGGGTCCTAACGAGTACAGGCGGTGGTTCGTTAGGGTCCAGGACGGCTTCTGCAGGCACTGATCGCCTGCTTGTCTACGTTGCTGCAGAGGAAAGCGGCTCGCGTGAGCCGACGGCTGTCACCTATGGCGGCCAGTCGATGACTCAAGCCGTCATTCAGCAAACTGGTGGCGGCTTTCCGGTTTCAGGGTCCATTTGGTATCTAAACGATGCTGGTATTCAGGCGGCGTCGGGTACGTCCTTCGGGGTTACATTCGATCAGGTCACCCACAATGGCCAATTCAGGGCCGGAACCGCTGTCTTTGAAGGTGTTGATCAGACATCTCCGATTGTCGATTTTGACAGCAGTTTAGATGACACCACCGGCAACACCACAACCGCTGCCGATCTGACGCTAACGACTGACGATGATGGCTATGCCGTCTGGTTGTTCGCCGAAAGCACATCCGGGGCGAGCGTCGATGCGACTTGGACAGGGATAACTGAGCAGCTGGAGATCGACGCCAGCAGCATGTATGCGTCGATTGCCGACTCGACGACGGATGGAACCAACCTAACTGCCGAACTTGATGGTGGGTCGGGCATCGGGCGCAATGTTCAGGTAGCGGTGACGCTTGCCCCTGCCATTCAAACCGTCGAGCTTGATCAACCGCAAGAGGCGGACAGCGCCTTTGCGATCGCGGCTGTAGGTACCAGCACGGTAACGCTTGATGTTGCCGATGAGACCAATTCCGCATTTGTCATTTCCGCAGTTCCATCGGGCAATATCGGCGTAGGCCAGGCGGAAGAAACCGATAGCGCTCAAACTCTTGGTGTTGTCAAATCCGTCCCAGTTGGCCTCGCGGAAGAGAGCTGCCTTGCGCAGATCGTCACCGAGGGATCGTCTGGTGTAACGTTCCTTCTCGACAATTGGACTCTGGTTTCCAGCAGTGCCACAGAGGCTGAAGCGGGTGTTACCTTTGGCATTTCAGCCGGCACCAATCGCATGTTGGTTGCCGCGATTGCTGAGGATAGCAGTGTAGGCAAGCCGACTGGCATGACCTATGGCGGTCAGCCGATGGTGGCCGGACCACGCGCGGCGCGCGGAGCCACTTTCATTGTCACGTCACAGTTCTTCATTCTGAACGAAGCTGGCATACAGGCGGCGACATCGAGCCAATTCGAAGTCCAGGGCGTTGAGGTTCACAACGGCGATTTTCGGCTACTGGCTTCGTCCTATGAGAATGTTGGCCAAACAGGGTTCCGTGATACGGACACGGCCGATGATACTGGCGATGTTGCGGGTCCTGTCACGATCGAATCCAGTGGTAGAGCTACATCCTTCAGCCTGATCACCAATAGTGCCGCTGGTGTGAATTTCCAGCACACCAACGCAACCGAGATCATCGAGAACGACGTCAGCGGCATCGCTCTTTCTCTAGCTGAGCAGACCACAGACGGTTCGGATGTCACCTTCGAGCCGTTCTCGCTTGATCCGGTCAATAATAACGCGCTTGCCGTCATCAGCATGAAAGGCTTGACGCTATCGGCAACGCTAGATCAGCCAAGCGAGACGGACACCGCACAAGCTTTGGTGCTGCAAACGTCTGTGCAAATTGGTGCGGGCTCCGAGGTCGATAGTGCGTTCTCGATAACGGCATCGACATCGCAGTTTGTCGCTCTGGGGATAGCGTCCGAAACCGATAGCGCTCAAGACATCACCATTGTCTTGCCCGGACAGGTTGCGGTTGGGCAAGCGTCAGAAACGGACACTGCTCAGTCAGTAGAGTCGGCGCGCGCTCTAGCCGTTGGACTAGCTTCGGAAACAGACTCGGCGTTCGCAACCACCTTCCGGCGCGAGGTGTTCGTATCTCTCGCTGTGGAGCTCGACACAGCCTTCTCAGTACGGTTTGTCGGCCAAGAGGGGGTAGAGGCCCTCGCAAGACGCAACACTGCCGGAACGACGCAAGCGGAGTTCGTTGCCGAGGCCGAGCTCGAGGCCAAGCGTCTAGGTCAGATGCGCCGAGCGATCGAGCGTGAGGATGAGGAGCTTATGGCGATGCTACCCGCAATCGCGAAAAGTCTGCTAAACCTTAGAGGGTGAACGACTACTTTGGGGTGTGTGTCATGCCGATGTATGGACTTCCAGCAGGACTTCTAGCCTTTGCAGGCGCCGGATCAGGAGCGGCGCAAGGTGGGTTCGGTGGCGCCTTGGGCGGTGCTTTGCAGGCCTTTGGCCAAGCCGGGGCCGCAAATGCACAGAGTGCCGATCGTGAGATGCAGGGACTGATCGATATTGCGCGTATGCAGCATCAGATCGGACAAGCAGAGGAAGCACGAGCGCTGCAGGAACAGGAGCGCATGCAAAGGATTGCTCAGCAGGGGCAGGCTGAGGAGTTGCGCGGCCAGATCCCGGCGCATCTCCAAGAGCTATTTGATGTGGATCAAAAAACCGCCATCGCACGCGCGTTCCCTGAAGATCCCAAAGCAAGCGAGCGTTATCGAGTCGTCGGAAATCAGTTATTCGATATCAGCGGTCAAGCTCCGAGGCTCGCGGCCACATCGCCAAGGGATGAGGGTTTGCGCGCGGTATTTGATCCCGAAACAGGTCAATCACGTTATGTCAGAGAGTCTGAGGCCGTTGGCCAGATGCCGCCGCCCAAGCAGGGGATCACGATCGGGCCGGACGGCACGGTCCAGATTGGCGGGCAGGCAACGCCGCTCGGCAAACCTGCGCAAGGCCAGCTTGAAAAAGAACTGATCTCGGCAAGTGCGGGGTTGGATCGTCTGCAGCTGATGGAGCAAAGCTATAACCCTGAATATCTGACACATCAGGGGGCGGCCAAGGCTTTTGCGTTCAGGCAAGCTGAAAAAGCAGGCGTGCCAATCGGCGGGGGCAAGAAAGAGTTTCTTAGAGGCTACACGACGTTTCGCGCCAACGTCGGCACCAACCTTGCTGGCTACATCAAGGATATGTCAGGTGCCGCCGTTAGCGATAACGAGCGGGCCGTGCTTCAGAGAAACATCCCATCAGCGGATGATTCTGATACTGAGTTTCAGGCCAAATATGCTTCGACCATGAAAAGCCTGAAATCGGCGCAAGCGAGGCTGAATTACATTCGATCCCAAGGTCTCGATCCTCAAAAGACCAAAGGGAAACTTTCCTTGGAAAGCATGCCTGGCCTGATCGATCAGCGCGGCCAGGAGCTTGAGCAGCAGTTGATGGCAGCCAATCCAGGTGCTCCACCGGAAGAGGTTCAAGCCCTGGTGCTGCAGCATCTGAAACAGGAGTTTGGAATCTGATGGTTGATTACAGCTCCAAGCTGTTGGGATCTGGCGCGCCAGGCGCCGCTGCTCAAGGGAGATCGTATAGCGATGCACTTCTAGGTGGCGCTCAATCGTCGCCACCGCCCCAGCATCAAGGTCCGGGATTCCTTAGCCGCACCGCAAGCGCGATCGGCAGCACGCTCTACAACGCATCGCCACTCGGCCTGATAGAGGACGTCGGCGACGTTGCTCGGCAGGGTCTGCGAAGCTCGGATCAATTCCCTTACTTCCGACTCCCCGAGTCGGTCGGCGAGCGCCATGAGGCTATGAGCCAAGCCGCGCGGGATATCGCCCCGTTTGCGATTGGAGGGCCAGCTGGTGGTGCGTTTCGGACGGGTGCTGGTGCGATGGCGCGTCGCATCGGTGGCGAGGCTGCAGGCGGCGCTATTGCAGAGTTCGGTAAACAAACAATCGAGGAAGGGCAGATTAGCCCATCCCGCGTGGCGGCGACGGCCGCTCTTGGCGCTGCTGGCGCCGGTGCTGGCGAAGCAGTAGGCCTTGGTCTTAACCGTTATATGAACCGTCATGTGGCTCCGGATATCGATCGAGCTGATTTTAATCAGGTCAATCGTCTTCGTGCCTTGGCAGATGAGCAGGGCATACAGCTTACACCAGCTGAGTTGACCAACCTTCCATCGCTTAAAGCCGAACAGAAGATGCTCGGCAACCTTCCGCAGAGTAGCGACACCCTGGCCGACTTTCAGCGCATGCGCGCGGATGAGCAGATCGAGCCGGCGATCCAGCGCTATCTGGACAGCATTAGTGAGCAGTTCGGCGATGAGGCATCGGGGGAGATGGCACGCGCGGCGGCAAACCGAGCTCAGGACGCGGTTGCTCAGGTGCGTGCGGATCAGGCTCGACCGCTCTATCAGCAGGCATTCGCTGAAGCACGGCCGGTTAACACCGACGATCTGATCACCGGCCTGTCAGAGCAAATCCGCCAAGCGCCGGAAGGCGGCGAGATCAGACGTTCTTTGCAGCGTGTCCGCCGCATGCTCGGCACCCAGGATGAGACCGGCAATTTCGTCCCCGTCCAGGACATGAACACCTTGCACTTGGCCAAGGTGGAAATCGACCAGATGCTGGAAGGCGTAAACCTGGCCAAGCGGGTTGGCGGCACGACGCGCGCGCGGCTGCAGGGCGTGAAGACCAGCCTCCTGGAAGCACTGGATGAGGCGTCGCCGACTTACGCCGACGCGCGGGCCATCTTCGCCGATCTATCACCAGGCGTGGCAAGGGTTCGCGAAGGCGTTGCCGGCACGATCGCCGATCTGCCAGACCAGCAGCTAAGGACGGTTGCCGCGCGGCTGTTCGATAAAGCCAAGATCTCACCGAGGGCAGCAAGGGAAGCGCGTCAGCAGCTCCAGGCGGCCGATCCGCAAGCATGGCAGGCCATCAAACGCTCATACATTGAGGATGCTTGGATCAAGGCGTCTGAGCAGAACCTGACATCTGGCGGAACCCCAGTAAGCGCCGGGGCGAAGTTCCGCAAGAGACTTCTCGGTAATGCCAAGCAAATGCAGGTTCTTAGGGCAACCCTGGAACCTGAAGAATTTAGCGCCCTTAACAACATTGCGACGGTCTTGGAAGCATCGGCGCGCGTCAAGCCGATCGGTTCCGATACAGCTTGGAACCAAGAGATGCTGAAGGCGATGAAGCGCAATGGGCGGGGGCCGATCTCACGTGTTCTTGGCGCCGCTGATCCGCGAATCCTAGCTAGGGTGAGCGACGCAATGGATGAAAGGGGCTTCGAGGCTTATACGCAAGAGCTGGCGCAAATGATCACGACGCCTGGTGGGGTCGACTTTATTCGCCAGCTTCAACAGGCGTCGCCAAACAATCGAGTGCGTTCGGCAATTCTCGGCTATGCCATTGGCGTTGGAACCACCAAGGGCGGCGAAGCGGAGGCTGCAGACGCGGCTGCTCAGCAGCCGGAAGCGCCCGCCGCGCCGGAACTGCCCACTGATCCCACCGAGGCTCTCCTGAACGATCCTAGCGGCGCTGATCCGCAAACCCTGCAGACCATGGCGCTCGCTGAGATCGTCAAATCCCTCAGGGGCGGGCAGACGCCGGCGGCGGCCGAACAGCAGGCCGCTGCGATGTCACCGGAAGATCAGGAGCGCTTGGCCGCCCTGGAGGGCCAGCGCGCATCCATGGCTGAGCAGATTGCAGCATTGCAACAGGCAGCGCAGCAAGCTGGGGGCCAGACTCAGGCCATGGCGGCAGTTGCCGAAGACCAGCAAGCACTTATGCAGCAGCAGGCGATCGCTCTAGCTGAAAGCACTGCTGTGGAACAGGCCTTGCCGCCGCCGGCGCAAGCCAAAGGCAAAACATGGACGCGCAAGAGTGCGACGCCGGAGCGTGACGATCAAGGCCGCATTGTCGCCGTGAACATTGTTGAGGTCGATGAGGACGGTAAGGAAAGGACTAAACGGGCAGTGATCAGCCGCGATGAGATGGGGCGTTTCACCGGGCTGACGGCGGAATAACGCCAGATGGCCGCACCTACTTTAGGCAACATCACCTCGGCCGTCGGTACGGCCAATGATAATACTCCCTTTACAAGGACTCTCACCCACAATAACAACGGCAATGGGCGTCTTCTATTGTTTGTTATGGCAATGGATTCGGCCACGAACAATAGCACCGTTACGATTACCGCCACATATAATTCAGTTTCTATGAACGAAGTGCAGCGTTCAGAGGCCGGCACAAGCCAGCTCGACGACATTCCGGTAATTGTCCTTTTTGACCTGGAAAGTCCTGCTACAGGATCAAACGACTTTAGCGTTGATATCGAGTTTGAGACTGGTGAGCGTGTACAGGCGACTGCACTAATAGGAATAAGCACGAACGATGAAGGGGGCATAGGAACTAATTTTGCTAAGGATACCGATGACGGTAACGCTACCAGCTTTTCGCTTAGCCTGACGACGACGGCGGTTAATTCCAAAGTATTTGGCGCCTTTGCCACTCAAGGTGCTGACATTAATGGCAATGGCGGCCAAACCGCTGGAACCGGATATACGCGACACATATTCGGCGCAACAGGCCCAGACAATGGGGCCAACGATTTCTCCTTTATGGTGGAGAGTCAGGACTTCGCGACGATCGCCTCGCAAACTGTCGATGCCAGTTGGACTCCAGGCGATGATAGTGCGGCTCTGGCGTTTGAGTTGCTTGAAGCTGAAGGCGGAACGAATGTCGCCGTCGGTCTGACGACTGAAACTGATACGGCACAGCCGATCATCGCGCAGCGCATCGTCGCGGCGGGGCTAACATCCGAGACCGACACCGCTCAGTCAATCCTTGCGCAGCGCGTCATTCCTGCGGGACTTTCTCTTGAGACTGATACAGCGTTCGACGTCACGCTGCGTCGGGATTTTGCTGTAGGTCTGTCATCCGAGACCGACAGCGCCTTTGTGATAACACCGGTAACAGCTGGACAAACCCCAGTCGAGCAGGCGCTGGAGACCGACACCGCTCTTGATATCATCGCCCAGCGAGTCCTTGCGGTCGGCCTGCCAAGCGAGACCGACACGGCTCAGACGGTAACGCCGCTTCAGCAGCAGCTGGTGAACCTCGGCCTGGTGACCGAAACGGATACAGCGCTCGCAATCACTTTCCGTCGTGAGGTGGTCGTCGATTCTGGGCAAGAAGTCGACACCGCTTTCCCGATCGTTCCCCTCGGAACGAGAGAGATTGCCGTAGGCCTGTCATCCGAGTTGGATAGTGCTTTCCTCATGGCCGTCACTGGCGGCATTGCCCCACGCCGCGACACCGGCGGTGGATCGGGTGCCGCCGCCGCCCAGGGCCGCGCCATGCTTCAAATGACGAAGGAGATGATCCGAAGGCGCCGCGAAGAAGAGGAAGAACTCATCATGGCCTTGTTAGATGATTGATGCTCCTAATGGTTAGAGAGATCCATAAGGCCATCAACGAGCAACCATTCTTCTGGGTCTTCATGTGCATTGTCGTGGTCGTCGGTGGGCCTGCGTTCCTCAATCAGACAGTCGAGCGATTTTGGCCGTCTCAAGCCCAAATTGAAATCGCCGAAGATGTCGAGTGGATCGAGCGCCGTTCCAATCAGTTCAACAAGGTCTTACAGAACCAGAAGAGGATGCTTGAAATCCTCGCTGAGCTGCAACGAGGCGTGACTTCAGTAAGTTCGGATGTCGTCGGCCTGGATCTACGCATCGCGCGCCTTGAAGCGTGGCGGCACTTTGAGGCGAAATCTAGGCGGGAAGAGTTGCCGGGGGAGTATCCGTGAGCTCGATGTGCGGACCGTCGAGAAAAGGCAACCCGGATCTTTTTGCCCGCAGTATCAGATAAGCTTCTTGTGCATCGTGCACGTTCCGAAATGACCACATATCCATACCGAAAGCGCCGCCCCAGCTAATTTGAATGCTCAGGTCCTTCGAGGCCTGCAGGAAAGCGTTGGCGGGACTGTAGTAGTATGGCCAGGCGGTTTGTGGCTTCCCTTTCCAATAGGGCATGAAGTCGATGGCGTCGCCGGTCAGGTGCTTGCTGTTCATCGTCTGCGACTTGCCGGCGCTTACCAGATGGCGCTGGCGCTCTTCAGAGCGTATGCCTTCGATGATCCCGAAATCAAGGTAGGTGAGCTCCAGCGCCCGATTGCAGACTAGACGCAGCTCACGCTTAACGCCTTCAAGGTTGCCAAGGGAACGCGCGCCGAACCGGAAGGTCATTTTGCACGCCCTGCGAGCTTCTCGCCTGTTCTGAGTGTGCCAAGACCTAATATCGGCCCAAGAAGAAGAACGACATCCGAGGCGCTTACATCAAGCTCAGGCAATGCCTGTCCGCCAAAGGCAACCATGATGTCGCTGAACACGATACGTAAGATCCATATGTAAGCAAGAGTCCAGCCGCAAACCCAAATTATAAAAGGCCTGCCTCCTGCGACGAACATCGATCTATGCTGTGCTTCGATGGCATTGATCGCAGCCTGTAACTTAGCGGGTTGCTGACGTAACCGCTCCATAACAATCTTCGCGGCATCCTTCTCTTCCTTGCTGGTATGCAAGTCATCTATGACATTGCCGATAGCCTCTATAGGTGCAGCAACACCAGTCCCAAAGATGGTTCCCCAAATGCTCACGGCTAACCCCAGAAAAATGCCGCCGGCGTATGGTGGCGCCAGCGGCAAGTCAGGCTATGTCCGGGGAGAAGCATCCGGACACCACACACTCATCACCTCTTATGTATCAAACTTCGCATCGATCTCCAACTGTTCGCCTTCAGGGTCAGGAACGAGGGCAACGCCTTCCTCATGCACGCCTTTGCCGTCGGCATCCTCCACGTAGGTCTCAGGCAGTGTTCCTGTATGCCCCTTCGGCGCCAAGGCGATCAGCATATCCGGTGGCTTGGCGTGCTGATCGATAATCAGCTCTTGGTCCTTCTCGTTCGAGATATGGCGGCATGCTTCCTGGAAGAGCTGAAGGATTGCGGCAACGTCAACGTTGGGCTTTGAGATCCCCCGGATGGCTTCATCTTCGATCAGGCAGAAGTTGAACTTCCTAAGGTCCTGGCACTTGCTTTTCCAGTAAGCCGGAAGCTGGGTTTCCGGCCTGTTGAACATGAAGAGTTCGGTCATCGCCCTACCCTTGATCTTTCGCCTGCGGTGTTGACTGGCACCTTTCGCGCCGGGCCATTTACCGGTGCATTGAAGCGTATGGTCCCACCGTGGGATTCGAGGACGTCCATGAAAGCATCGACAATGTCGCAAATGTCTTCTGGAACGATAAGGGTCTTCTCCAAGAGCCCTACCGTCTCCTCTTTGAGCTGATCAAGGGTACGCATGGCCGTCACTCCTCTGCCAGGTTGAGGCTGCCTTTGGTCTCAGGCATGGGCGTTTTCTTGGCTTGGGGCATCGGAGTCTCTTCTTCCTCCTCAACATCAAGGATCGGTTCCACCTTGTCTCGCACAGTTTGGCGATCGGCTTCATCCTGAATGGTCTCCAGCGCCATGTCGACATCATCGAGCAGCGCCTCATACTCATCGTCGTCATCTGTCTTGGCTGCAATTTGCTTGATGTCTCGAAGGAAGTTCGTCTGTGACATCTCCTTGCCACGGAACGTCAGCTTGATGCGCTTGCGTGCGCCACCGCGGCCGTTGGCTGACGAATCGGCGTTTCCGGTTTCAGAATCGGCGTTTCCGGTTGTCATACCGCTTGCTGTCCCCGGCTCAGTCTCGCCGGTTCCCTTGATACCCTCCTTGGCGGTATCGACGGGGGTGATGTCGCGCATGAAGGTTTGCTCGATCTCATCTTCCGAGAGCACGCCAAGCATCAGCTCTGGGGCATGACGACGTCCCCATTTCCTGGCACCGTAATAGCAGAGCATCTGATCGGGCAGTTTGGTCCAGTTTTTGTTGTCGGTCCTGGCTTCTCCCACGGTGGCCTCAACGGTGCGAGGATCTTCCTCAGCTTCGAACTGGCCTGACACCACGACTTTCATGTTGTCGCCGGTGCCGGAAAGCTCATAGCTCAAGCGGTGGCTAAGCCTTGCCCGGCTGTTGATTACGGCGGCGATCAGCTTACCCTCATAGCCAAGCTTGCCGCTGATGACGAAAGTGGCCTGTGCGACGGCAAAAGGGTCCATGCCCCATCGGTCCGCTTGCTGGCAGACCATAAGGCAGTCGGCGACAGAACCCTGCAGATGAGCTGGTACCAGCTTGGCTTGCGCCATGGCCGTTGCCACTCGCTGCATGTGTTCAAAGCGGGCGGTGTCGAAAAGAGCGACTTGGTTGTTTTGTACGATGATATCATTCATTGGATGAGTCCTGTTCTTGGGTGAGATGTTCGGCCGCTGTCCCGCTGTTTGGTGAGTCAAAGTGCGGCCGAACGCTTAGGTTCTAACACATCGTGCCATAGACACAAAAACCAGATTTCCATGCAGGGCAGTATTTCTCGCTGCACAGCATGTCGGGATTGGCGATGAAGTGTGATGGATCTCCGCTCTCCAGCATGCGCGCCAAGCCATCGGCTGCCTGGTCGGCAATGTTGAGGGCGTGGCGCTCGCAGGCGGTGATATCCATGTTTATGGCTTCGATCGAGGGCTGCTGCCGGTTATAACCGACACGCTTGGCGTAACGGATTTTGCTGCCGCTCACTTCATTTTCGTTCGCCTTCAGTAGGAGGCTGTAGGCACCGATCTGAGCGAAGGGCTTCGGCCGTCTGACGCCGGTCTTGAGATCCTCAAGCGTGCCGTCCATGAGATAGGAGTCCATGGTACCGGTAAGCTGGTAATTGGTGTTGGCGGCCATCGTTTCGAGCTTCAAGCCCCTTTCGACGATGACAGGCTCGTGCTCGTGCCTGACATCGTGGTGATAGGCGTCGATGATCTTGTGGGTGGCTACCAAGCCATGGGCCAACGTCTTGGTGGTGTCATCGGTGGTGATGGGGCCTGGCGGCTCCTTGTGCATCTCCTCAGCCGCTGCCTGCTTGGCATGACGGACCCTGAGCGCACCACCATGGCTGCCGGTGCGTTTGAGTTCATTCAGGAGATAGGCGACGCCAGTATGAGACGCCGTGCCAACGATGGCGCCGATGCTGGGCCTGGTGCGGTTTAGATCCTTGGCCCAATCATGTTCGGCAGCAATCAGCCACTTGGCCGCAAAGCGCCGTTGGCAGGCGGCGAATTCGTCTAAGCTCGATGCTCTAATCGATATCATGATGAGTGCTCCTTTTTCAGGATTTGATGAGTTCGATTGATGATGCCGCCGGTTTTGATGGGGCGTCAACCTTTTCATACGCGATGATGTGGTTGGTGTTTATGGATAGTGTTTTAACGCCAACGCAGATGCTGGCAAATCCATCAGGAACCTCCCCGGCTTTGGATGCGGGTGAATTTGAATAGAAAATAATCTCATCCACAGAAATCTGTGTAATCTCCCCGTTGGGCGTGCGCGCCATCGGGCGATGGAACTTGCGCGTGTAGATATGTCCCAATGCTGTTGTGCAATAGATGTTGATCATGTCACTTTCCAAAGACTGAATAGCCCACCCAAAAGGCTAGAGCGCCAACAATGAGATGGAGCAAAAGTTCGAATTCAGCCATGCTCATAACCCCGCATCGACGGCATCGCTGAACGCCATCCTGAGTTCGTCAAACCATCGTGTGATGGCATCCCATAGTTTGTTTTTGGATTTCCTGACAATCTGCTGGGCTTCAATTTGCTCGCGCACCTCATGCAAACGATTGGCCAGTTTTTTGGCCATGGCGCGATCTTCTATTTCTTCGGCTGACAGCGGGACGGGCATCTGATTTGAGAACCGCTCATAGGACTTCACAAGGTCGAGATAGCCGACATCTGGACCGTGCCAGCACGTGACATTGCGCAGATGCTGAATCGTTGACAATCTTTCTGGAGAATTCGTTGGTAAGGCGTAAGCCTTTTGTGTTTCCCGGTGGATGTTGATTGGACGTTCAGCAGAATTCTCTGCACAATGGAAGCATATGCTATCGCTTCCAAGAATTGACGATAGATTATCGACTGCTTCATGATATTCGCATACTGAACAGCGCTTAATCCCGTGCATAATGAGTGCTCCTTGTTAGACGAGTCTCCCCGTCAACTTCTTGCGCTCGTGAAGCGCGATACACATGGCATCAGCCTCGTCGATCTGTTCGACACGAAAGCCCATGCGGTTGACGATCTCGACGATCTTGCCGGCGCGCTTCTCCTTGGTGGAGATATTACCGCGGCCGCAGATCTCTTTTTTCCAGGTTCCGATGTTCACGAAATCCAGAGCGCCGCGGTAGCCGGCAAGCGCCATCAAGGCGACGCCGCGCATTTCATACAGAGGACCAACGGCTGTAGGCTGTCCAACAAAGGGATTCTCGATGCAGATCACCGCAGGCTGATGGTCCTGAACATGATCCTTAAGCCAATGATGAAAGAGCATCAGAAAACGCCCTCTGTTGTCACATCTGAACTTGGCATGTCCGGTGACATGATCACGGCCTCTAACCACCGCCCACCCTATGTGTTTGGTATCGATATCGAGGCCCATGATCACATCATCAAAACTTACGCCGGTCATGTTTTGACGCGAGCCCCAGCATCTTTGGCCGCCTCAAGGATAAGGCTAATTGCCTCCTCGTCATCGATATCCTTAAGTTCAAGCATCACAAAGATATCCCGTATATCATCAGCGGTTAATGTGTTCATGATCGCTTCCTTATTCAGCGAGCTTGAGCCGCCGGGGTTTCCTGGTCTTCTTTGCGGACTCGATCTGCGCTGGCGGCTCTGCTTCGCCACGCATCACCTCATCGTCACCAGAAAACATCGACGGTTGATCATCGTCCGGTTTCGGGGTTTCACCGAGATCGCGCACCTTGTCACGCTGCGGGGCAAAAACGAGCTTGACCGGCTTGTGCGCCGACTTGCGCAAAAGCTCAGCGTTCTCGCCGCCATAATTGACATTGATCTTGGTCTGGATGCTCTCTTTCTTGAACACCACGTCGTTGGCTGTGGCATCGACAACCGCACCGTCACCATCAACCAGAATGCAATCAAGGCATCCGTCGATGATCTGGACGGCATCACGCGATGCATTGTCGATGTAAGCTTTTTGCTCGGCAGCCGGCATCTGATCCCACAGCGTGCGCTGCTTCTTCACGTAGTTCAAAATCAGATCACGGAGCTGTCCGGCGAGTTCGCTTGGTGCGAGTTGCGGGGCGTCGGTTTTTGCGGTGCTTGGCACGGTCTTGGATTCCTTTTCGGTTGCGGCGGGTGATGACTTCATAGGCATGGGCAATGCCAGCGACGGTTTGGAAAGTGACGGCGGGGATCACGCCTCGTTCTCGATACTTTGCTATCGCCAGATGCAAGGTTGAATGCGATGTCCCACTAAGCTTAGCGATCTGTCGCCAAGACGCTAGCGGCGGTTCTTGAGCAAGCCAGTCGATATAAAACACCAGCGATCGATTGAGCCGACCGCTTGTTGCGGGTGGTTTTGATGATGTGTCCATGACTGACGCCTAACGTTTATTAAAACGGACGTCAACATAAAATCTTGCCATCAGGGGTGGCGGGTGGTTAGGTGGGCGTGAGGCTGATTACCTCAATCATCACTCACATAAGGGAAGCTGCAATGATCACATGCGTTCGTATAATACAGGTCTCTTCCGGAGGCGCTTGCCGTGCTGTCGCTCTTGGCTTCCCGGCTGGCGTGCGCGTTAGGACTAATCACCCTGCAAGCGTTTCCGGGAGGGGCCTGTCATGAAGATCACCAAGCACATTCTGCGCATAGCGTCTCAAGATGAACGCCTCAAAGCTAATGATTTGCGGCTTCTCATAACGATATATCTCAACGATTTTGATCAATGTCTTGTCGATCGCTTGGCTGAGCATGGAGACGAAGGGGAAAGGGTCAGTGTCCTTCGCTTGCAGATTCTTGGATATCTTTGATGGGATCTCGATATTCCATCACGCCATCAATAGCCGCGACCGACAAAAATCTGTCTCACGCTGAATTCAGATTACTTGCGATTCTAGGGTCTTACGCAAGTTCAAAGACTGGTTGGTGCTTCCCGTCGAACCGAGTTTTGGCGGCCGATATGGGCTGCAATGAGCGAACAATTCAGAAGCACTTAGATAAATTGCGTGGGTTGGGATACATACAGAGGCGTCAAAGAAGGGGAAAATCGGCAGAAACCCGCGTCAAAATGGACGTTGATGACGAATCATTACCCCTGTCACTGAGTGACACCCCCTTAGCTCAAACCCCTGTCACTGAAGGACACCCCCCCCTGTCACTGAGTGACACCCATAACGACTCACTTAACGATCCCAAGAAAAAGAACGGCAAAAAACCACCCCCTGAACCATCATCCACGCCTAACGGCGCGGCGAAAGGTTTGCTTACGCAGGGAAGGCTCGACAAGTGGTATTACGAACTAGGCAAAAGGCTGCTCGGGGATGGGGCCGGCGGCCAGTTGACCAAACTCAAGAACGCCGTCGGCTTGGGCGAAGCCTGGGTGCTGCTCGCCGAGGCAGAGGAGAAACAGGACCCCAGGGAATGGATTTCGGCGGTTATCAATCGTCGCAAGATGCCAAAGGACGCTGTGCCTGAGGGGCAGATGTTCACATGAGCATGATCGATCAGCTATCGGCGCTGGGGTTCGCCGTCACACGCCAAGGCCAGCACCGGACGACGTGCCCGAAGTGCTCCCACGCCCGAACCAAGAAACGTGATCGCTGCCTGGCGATCGATATTCAAACCGACAAGGTCGTCTGGTTTTGTCACCACTGCAGTTGGAAAGGATCAGTCCATGACGAAAATCAAAACGAGCAGGTTGACCGAGGCGGGAAGAGACTGGCTGGAAGGACGGGGCATCGCACCAGAACTCGCGGAAATTTATGGGATCGCCAGCGTCAAGAGGCGCGACGTTGGTGAATGCATCGCGTTCAGGCACAGCGTCGACGGCGCTGATGGCGATAACTGGCACATGCGTTCAATCGGCCAGAAGGATTTCCGAAACTTCAAACCTTCGCCTGCCGTATTCTGGAACAATCAGGTGCTTCGCGGTGACCAGGATACGCCGATCATCATCACCGAGGGCCACATCGACGCGTTGTCGGTCATCACGGCTGGGTTCCCCCGAACCGTGTCAGTCCCAAGCGGTGCATCCGGCGCATCTGGTGGCGATCATGCCGGCAAGGCGGCGTTCGAATATCTGGAAGGGATCTCATGGAAAAACTTCTCATCCGTGATCCTTGCGACAGACGGCGATGCCCCCGGACAGCTGCTTCGCGAAGACCTCGCTATGCGGATTGGTCGAGAGCGTTGCAAGTGGGTCAAGTGGCCTGATGGATGCAAGGACGCGAATGATGTTCTGATCAATCATGGCGTTGAAAAACTCGCCGAATGCTTGAGTTGCGCTAGATGGCTTCAGCTCGACGGGTTGTATAACCTGGAGGACTTGCCTCCGGTCCCGTTGGAAAGCCCTTGGTCCACTGGCATCAACGGAATCGATGATCTCTGGCGGCCATCGCCTGGCCGCATGACGGTGCTTACCGGCATACCAGGGTGTGGAAAAACCACGCTGATCACCGACGCCGTATGCCGCCTTGTCGATCGTTACGGGATCGTCGTCGCCGTCGCGAGCTTTGAGGACGATGTGCGAGAAAGCCTGACGCCTAGATTGCGGCAGTGGTTCCTCAAAAAAAGCGAAAACTATGCATCGATCGATCAATACGAAGCTGCCGAAAAATGGATTTCCAACCATTTCGTTTTTATTCAACCCGACCCCGAAAGCGAGGAGCCAGCTTCGGTCAAGTGGTTTGTCGAAAGAGCGCAGGCCGCTGTCATAAGATCGAACGCAAGGATCGTTGTTTTTGACCCATGGAACGAAGCTGACCACTCTGTCAGGCCTCCTGATTTTTCGCAGACGGAATACGTTGGGTATGCCCTGACTCATCTCCGCCGGAGCGCGAAGCACTTCCGATATCACCTGATCGTCGCCGTCCATCCCGCGAAGATGCAAAAAAACTCGAAAGGGAAGTATCCGCCGCCGACCGGTTACGATATCGCCGACAGCGCCAACTTCGTGAACAAGCCCGATAACGGAATTACGATCCATCGCGAGAAAGGCGGGGCAAGGTTTCTGTCATGGAAGGCCAGGCGAGAGGGCGTGATCGGCAAGCGCGGCGAGTGCAAGCTTCACCTCAACACCCAGACTGGGAGGTACGATCTCGATGAAACCGACGATACATGACTGGTTCCGGCGCATGTGGATCGAGCATCGCCTGCGATACGCTTGCGCCCTCGAACGTGGCGACGACACCGAGGCCGAAGCCCTGCGCCGCCGCATGAACATGCTCGCCGACAGTTTCACGCTTGACCAGCGCGAAATACCGGTTTAGCAATGTACAAAACCTAAAACGGAGCACTCATCATGACCATCATCTACAGCCCTGTTACCGGCGACATTCTCGTCTATCACGACGATATGAGCGGCGTTGCTGCCAACGGAACGGAATTCGAGGAATACAGGTCCATGTCCGTTTGGATCGTTCCCGGCACCGTGAGTCTGGAGGACGACTGATGAAATTCACCGTCCACAACATCCGCAGCATTAGCAAAGCCGACATGGACATCGACGGATTGACGCTGGTGCTGGGCCAGAACCAATCCGGCAAGACCACGCTGCTCAACACCGTCGCAGCCCTGATGTTGGGTGAGCGTAATCTCTACGGCGCTACCGCCAAGGACGCCTCCCCGGTGCTCAGGAAGGGCGAGGAGGTTGCGAGTGCTCAGCTGGCCCACGGAGGATCAAACCCGTGGAGCAATCGTTTGATTTGGCCGGCCTACGACCATGGCACAGTGGGCACCACACCCCCCTCCAACGAAATCACCCTAGGCCGCGTCGATCCCGCAGGCGATTTCAAACCTAAGGAATGGGCGGCGTTCGTCAGGCAGATCTCTGGGGCTGGTGGGATCAAGCGCCAGGATATCGAGAAAAGTCTTGGTGAAATCACGCAGGATCGTGGCGGTTGCGGTGAGGAGTTCCAGGGCCTCATGTCCCTCCTCAAGCAGGGCTGGGACGTCGCCGCCAAGCACGCCGAGGACAAGCGCACCGAAGCCCGCCGCCGCTGGGAGAAGATCACCAACGAACGGTTCGGAGCCAGCAAGGCCGATGGGTGGGCTGCTGAAGGCTACACGCATGACGAGGATATCGAGCGCCTGGAAAAACATATCGCCGAACTCGAAGCCGCCGCTCGCAAAGCCGACGTCAAGGCTGAGCTGCTCGACACCGACATCCCCACGCTCAAGGCGGATATCCTGGAACGTGGCGGGCAGTCGAACGCGCTAGGCCACGATCTCGAAGCGTTGCGCCGGCGCGAAGCGGAGCTGCAGAAGGCGCTGAGCTTCTACCCTCACACCGACCCGCTCGCCTGCCCTCACTGCGGGGCCATGGTCGAAATCAAGTCCGGCAAGATCGCCAAGCACGAACAGGGCGAGCACGTCCGGGGCAGCGATGAGCACAAGCAGCTAGTCACCAAACTCGGTGAGGTTCAGACCGACATCGAGGCAAAGTCCGATGAGCGAGGGAAGCTGGTTGCGATGAATACCGCCGACCAGGCGCTGCTGAAGAGGCTGGAGAAGGTCGTATGACAAACGAGGCAAAAAGATTTTGGGGCGCTTTTACCGGCGCGTGTCTGATTTGGAGTCCAGCCTTCATCCTCGCTGCGTTGTTCATAGCGTGGTCGGATTGGGCATTGGATGCCATTTCCCGGGCCTTGGGGGTGGGCTAAGAGCCCGATGTGGGCTTGAGTCGACTAACACCTTGTCCGGCCCAACATCGTCGCCTGACGGGCCTCTAATAGATTTTTGAATCAAAGGACACTCATCATGACCGAAGACCTCAACGAACAACTCGATAGGTTCGAAGAAATGGATTATGAACTAAATTTTGGCGATCAAGCCAAAGCTCTGACCTTCGAAAACATGAATATTTGTTTCCGCGAGATCGAGCGCCTGCGCAAGATCGAGGATGCGGCGAGGGGCGTTGGTGCTGCGCGAAGTTATGGCAAGACGCATCTTTTTGCAGTATTGGCCGCCAACCCCCGTCCTGGGAGCGCGTCATGACCGACACGAACCCAAGCGAAGAACTTGTCATTGCTCGCAATCGCCTAACCGCCCTCAAGGCCACCAAGGCCGCCACAGAGGCATATTCAGAATGGAGCTTCTGGAACGCCGCCTATGATCTCCTGGGACCCACAGGGCTACGCCTCCAAGCCACCATCGCCGCGCTCAAGGAGCTCAATCCAAGGATTGCCAAGGTTGCCGCTGATCTCTTTCCCGAGCATCAGGTAAATATAGTCGAATTGCCTGATGGTGCCGGTGTGTCGCTGCGCTTCGACGATATGTCCTATGGAATGCTGGTCTGGGACGGCGACCCCAACTCCTACGCACTCCGCATCAAGATCCTTTTCCAGATCCTGGAAGCTCAACGGCTCGGCAACGGTGCGTTCATCCTCATCGATCGCTTCGACACGCTAGAGAAGACGCACAAGAACGGCGTGTTCCAAGCCCTGATCAAAACAGGCGTCCAGGCCATCATCGGACAGATGGCGAACGAAAAACCCGAAAAAGACCTACTCGCTGCCGCCGACGTCGGAAAAACATTCTGGATCAACAACGGTACGGTGGAGGCGGTCGTGAAATGAAATGGGATCGCAAGCATTATGATATCTGGAGAATGATGATTCGTCGTTGTTATGACAGCTCTCGTCCTGAATATCCAAGATACGGAGCTCGTGGGATCGAGGTGTGTAAGCGGTGGCGTGATAGTTATCAGGCGTTTATCGAAGATATGGGCTACAGACCGTCGTCGACGCATTCAATAGATCGGATAGATAACAATGGAAATTATCATCCGAAAAATTGCAAATGGTCGACCGCTGTTGAGCAGCAGGCAAACACAAGAAAATCAGTCTTTGTTACGGCTTTTGGCCAGACCATGAATGTTGCATCGTGGGCAAGAAAAACCGGCTTAAGCCCACACCGCATCTATCAGAGGCTGAAATCTGGATGGCCGGATGACAAAGCTGTTTCAGAGCTTTCGCGTAGGAGGGTCTGATGGCTGAAAATGAAAAGGGGACATCAGATCTCGCAAAAGAAATCCAATTCATTATCAATGAGCATGATTTGCATACCACAGACAAAACAATAGCATTGGAATTAGTATTAGGCGGCCTCTACGCAAAGATTGCTTGTGAGCAAGGGCAGGATGGTTTGCAATTGGCTTTCGGGTCGATGGCTTTGGAGTTGCCATGTAGAATTTTTCAAAAACTCAAAGAGAATGGGTGGGAATTGTGATGATCACCAAAGCCAGCACCACCACCGCCGTCGCGCTCGATTTCATCGACCGGAATACCGATCCTCGCAGGCATGTCTTGGTCAATTCCATGGCCCTCGCACGCGCGACCAACACCGAAAAGCGCTACCTGGAACAGTTTCTGCAGAAGATTAGGGGAAAAGGATGGACAACTTGCAAGCGAGGCCCAGACGGCGGATACCGCATCACTCAGAAAGGGCGTGACCTGACGTTGGAGGAATTCCTGAAACTGTTCGTTCATGAAGAGGATTGGTGGCAGTTTGAGCTGTTGGGGAGTCCAAACGACAGTTACCGCCAACTTATCAAGGCCTTGAGCGACGCCAAAAAGCGGGCGGCCTGACCGTTGGTTCAAGGGTTCCCTCCTGCTAATCGGGGCTTGCTGACTGACGCACGGCGAGAAATGATTATTATCATGCTCGCTGGGAACGTCAGAAAGGTTGATATCGCTAAGAGGCTGAACATTCACGAGGTCACCCTTCATAGGTGGCTTCGTGAAGACCCCGATATCAAAAAACAGGCAGATGATCTCGAGCTGGCTACGATCCAGCGCCTGCAGGATGAGCTGCTAGGCGTCGCCTTCGCCAAGACCGAGATCACCTCAGCGTCCAAGATGCAGGCCATTACAAGGCTGCTGGACGGCCATGAGGAGAAGGTCCGGCGCCAATCCGGTGAGGTCAATCAAACCGACGTGACCTTGTCGATCATGCATGTCTGTAAGATTTTGGTTCATATGCCAGAGGCCAAAGAGGCGATCCTCAATGCGTACCGGGAGTCAATCAGATCGGATCATAGCGGAGACACTGGACCCGACGATCTTCCACCAAAACTGCCTGACGGCAGCGATACCGGAGCTTGATCAATGGCAGATAGACGCGTGCCGGATAGCGCAGCAGAACGTGCTGATGCTGTGTGGGAGACAGACCGGGAAATCCACAATCGCCGCGTTGTTGGCGCTATGGAAGGTCTGCAGATGGCCGGGATCTTTGACCCTGCTTATTTCGCCCACATTGCGTCAGTCTTCCGAGCTGTTCCGCAAGTGCAAGGTGATGTACGAGGCGGCGGAAAACGTCCCGATGTGGGAAAGAAAGACCGGGACACAGCTGGAACTGACTAATGGCGCGAAGATCTACAGCCTGCCTGGAGCTAACCCGGATACAATTAGAGGATATTCAGCGCCGGATCTTATCATCGAGGACGAGTCAGCCTTCGTTGCGGATCGAACCTTTGTGGCGTCCAGACCTATGCTCGCCACCAACCCCTACGCCACGCATATTCTCCTTACGACACCCTACGGAAGGCGAGGCCACTTCTACGATCGCTGGCGGGCGAAAAACCCCGACTGGGCAAGGTTCATGATCAGGTCCGAAGACTGCCCGCGCATCAGCGAGAAGTTCCTCGACGGTGAAAAGCTGGTGCTGAGCGATAGAAGCTATCGTCAAGAATATCGATGTGAGTTCCTCGAGGCGGCTACGGCCGTCTTTCCTTCGGACCTGATAGAGCGGCTGGTCGACGACAACGCCCGCCACACAGAGACGCCTGACGAGATCGTGCCAGGTATCGTGGCGCCAACACTACAAACGCTGGCCACCGGGTCCGGCCCATGGGGAGATTTGGGATGATTGAAGTAGCGGTAATTCAATATGCCCGTATGGGTATCGTGTTCGTCGTGCTAGCTCTGGTTCTATTTGGGTGTCTGGATGGATGGACGCCATCATAAGCTTCGACCCCGGCCTGGCCGAGTGGATCATCTTCGTGATCCTCATGGCGATCATTGCGGGACTTCTGGCAATCGAGATATGGGGGAAGTGATGGAAGCGTCGACGTTGGATTGGCTGAATTTCGGACTGCTGATGTGGATTGTGGCTAGAGACCTATTCTGATGTTCTTCATCCCTGAAATCTCCTACGGCTTCACAGTCTATATGCCGCTGTACCAGGGCGAAGCGCCTGTCGTCGCGATGATCAGGAAGGACAAGGACAGCGTGCGCGTGATCCACGTCGGCGAGACCAAGGGGCGGTCCTTCCATTCCGACGTCATGCCCTACCTGGTCGAGAACGCCCAGCGCCTTATCGAGATCGACAAGACGCCCGAGCTCTACGCCATGTTGAACTTCTGCGGGTCATCGCTTGGCGGGCCTGAGATCAGCGACCTGCTCGGCAAGCATTGGCGCGAGGAGGCATGGTCTTACACCAAGCTCGCAGGACAAGCGGCTGAGCCGATCCTGGACACGAACGACGAGCGCCTTCCGCTCAATCAGTTCCGCGTCCCCAGGATGGCAATCATCAATGCGATCAACTACGCCTACAACGATCCGGGCCGGGTCTATTTCGCGATGTCGCCTGACGACCTCGGCAAGCTCGATGAGCAGCTCGGGCTCTTCGCTGAGCGCACCGTCTCCCTGCCCAGGAACGACCCTGACGCCATGCTGGAGCACAAGGGCGAAGGCCGCGTCATCGCGTTGGGGGTTGCCCTCTGGCACCACTTCAACGCCAAGACGGTCAAGGCCGGGTGGGCGAAGGAAATGGCGTGACACCATCTTTTCTTGTTGGCGACGGTTGACGAGATATATGTTCCAGTGCCATAAAGGTCATCAACAAGGGGGACGGCAGATGGCTTCTAAGGTTCTTTCGCACCGCTTAGCTTATTCGGCTTTCAATACCGCCCTTCAGGCTCTCGCGGCTGGGCATTGCCACAGGTATTTGCATATCGGGCACGCTCTTAATGAAAGCGATGAGGCTTGGGGCATCGTAAAATCTTCGCGTCGATTTGATGATATGGTCGACGCATCGGGTGACAGCAGGTTCGATGCGATGGCCCGTGCTCTCAGGGCACTTCGAGATGAGCACGAAGTTGAATATAACCGTGCTACTGGGCGCGATGGTGAAAGGCTTGCGGGCTAATGCCCGCTAACCCCCGCTGCGATGCCCGCCGCAAGGCGGGTTTCCGCACCCAGGCCGATCTCGCTGAGTACCTGGGCGTCTGCCAAAGCACAGTCGCCCATTGGGAGCGGCTGAACACCAATCGCCCGCCGCCCAAGTGGTACTACGAGATTATCAGGCTCCTGATAATGGAGCGGGAAATCAACGAAAGGACACCATCATGAAGAAAGTCGAGGCGACGGTAGACAGGCCGAAGGAATACAAGACAGGATTTGATCTTGTTGTTGATGTTCTTCGAGAAGCTATCGACGATAACGCAAATGCCACATTCAACTCTGCCGGTTGCGAGGTGCTTCTTACCGAGGTCGAGCGCCTGCGCAAGATCGAGGATGCGGTGCGTTGGTGGAGCATTGCCGAG